TCCATGAGGTCCAGGAAGGCATGCTCCGTGACCTCCTCGACGTCGGTAGCCTTGGTGCGCCAGTGGGGGGCGAGTCTTGATTTGATTCGCCTATCAACTTTCGCAGTCTTGATCGAACGCCATGCCTTCCCGCCCTCGGGCACGCGGGCATAGAGTTCAAGCGGCACGGCGGCGCAGGACTGGGCATTTAGACTGGCACAGATATAGACCCATGACGTGAACTGGTCTATAGCATCCATCTTGCTGATAGGCTTGCGACCCTTCATGAGTCCTTCGCCCCAATAACGGGAATCGAGCCAGGCGGACGGATCGCCGACGGGCGCATTCCCACCCTTTACAAGCCGCCGGAGCCGTCCCCATCTTAGGGCAAGGCGTTCCAGCCCATTCAAGCGTTCTATTTTATCCATCGGTTGGTTTCCTATATTTGTTATCAATGGCTTCCTGCAAAGTCGTGCCGAGGCCACGACCGACGATGATCCCATCCGGATCGGGCATCACTTTGATGTTCATTATTTCAAGGAATGCTTTAAAGAAATAATCAAAAATAAAATCAGGATCTCCGCCCGTTTCTTTCGAATTTAATCCTGCAAACCAATTCACAGCCTGACAATATTTATCATAATCAACGTAATGCCACTTCCTATTGCTTACAAACATCCTTTCCCCACAATTAGATGAAATGAAAGTGCCGCTCGATCCGGCCTGCGCAATGCGTGTAAATGCCATATCGGATGGCATCCATAGCATGGTCGTCAAATTTAACGGGTTCAGGAAGGGGGTTGCCGTTCTTGTCCTCGCGCCACTTATATCGGCCAGCCTCGCGGATGATATTTAAAGACCCGCATATAATATGAATCTTCTTTGCCTTGAGGTAATCGATGCCCGTCCTTACGCTGTCCGGCCCCTTGGGTGCCGGAATCGCATTTATGCCCATGCGATGGATTTCCTCGACCGATTTCCCTTCCGCGCTGTCCCAGTAATTTGGAAGTTTTATGTCAATCTCAGGATCGGTAATCATTTTGGTTCCGATGTCCTGATTCGTTAGGCCTGTTTCATAAATTATTTCCTGAACCCAGAATTCGTCGGCCTTGCGATAAATCTTGATAAGTGCTGCCGGATTTACGGAATAACCAAAATCACCGCCATAGAATATGTCATCAAAAGCAATATCCTTGGGCAATGCCTGTACGTCCCAGTCATAAATGCGTCCTTTGGGAGCAGCCCATTGTCCGAAGAGGTAAATCTTCTTGAGTGCCTCGTCTGTGAGGAGCGATAATTGCTTCCTATAATCATTCCGCATCGAGGGAATCGGGTTATCTTTAATGGTCGAAACGTGAACGCAGGCATCCGGATCAATGCTGTCGAAAAAGCGCTTCTTGAGCCAGGGCGCAAGCATTTCGTCTGGATTGAACGATAGGATGATCTGCTTATATGATGGTCCCGGCTCACGGAGACAGAGGTCAACTTCAACAAACTCGCTTGACGTGAACTCTGTCGTCTCCTCGATCCACATCGAGGTAATACCCTTTATGCTTTTGATCTTCTCAGGTTCGTCCAGGCCATCGAAGAGGAGTTCATTTGTCGTTCCGTTGCGGGCCTTAAACCGGATGACGTGATCTGATTTGTTATATTCAAAAATGACGCCATATCCCCGGAGTAGAACCTGAAAGACCTTGATGACAGATACGCCACAAGTCTTACGTACCTTACGGAGAATGAGAAAACGATGTTTGCCTTGATTCCAACAACGCGAGAAAATCTTGCGAGCGGCAAACTCACTCTTGCCTGAACCGCGTCCTCCGCAAAGAACAAGATAACGATGTTTATCTAAAAATAACGGTTCAAAACTGTCGGTTACGTCGGCAAAGATTTGTTCCGTCATTTGTTATGGTCATTGCCGCCTTCGTCGTCATGTACGTGGATGACCCTAACAACAAATTCCTTATCCGTGCCATCCTCGCTAGATGCATTGCCGAGATGGAGGTTTGAAGGCATTGTCTTGGAGAGCCAGCCATAAAACGTGATGCGATTATGTTGGCTTGATGCGATCCATTCGATGAGTCCCTTGAGTCCACCCACCCGAGGATCATTATAGGCGACAAGGCAGTCCTGGTAGAAGGATTCGGAAAGTTTAGACCTCGCCCCCCTAGGTCGTCCCTTGCTTACCTTGTTTCCTTTTTTGAATTTCACGTTTATTCTCGTTATCTAACGGCATGACGACCACCATCACGCTGGCGTCGCCGCAATGAAGTCGATGAAGGACTTCTAATACCTCATCGGTCGGTAAAAATCGGAGTTTGAGTTCGCCTTCGGTATCATTGGAGATGAGCGATTTGACGCTGATGAGTTTTATCTGGGCGGGGAAGGCAATTTTGTCGGGCATATTCTCCAATTTATTTGTGGGCGGCATTAACGCAGGACGAAATCTTTTGTCTAGTCGCCCATCGTGATTACAAGGTGGAGCCGGGGTAGGGAATTTCACCCATTAAGCTATCGTGCCAAGTTGCAACCGAGGAGGCGCGGGAAGGCGTCTCCCTTGGTCGTATTTACGCCTTGAACGCTCCCGGCGTTGTTACTTTTTATACACCATGTTTCTTAGGAAGGCTGGACGTTCCTGGTGTAGTGCCTTGCAATTCCTAGGTAAATAAAATTACTTTAATAAGCGCAGTCGTTATGAAAGCGAATCGGGCTTCGCTTTAATAGATCAAATCCGCACCATCATCCCCACGAGCGTGCCGACGGATGCCCCGAGCGCATACGCGAAGAACAGTTCAGGACGCTTGGCCTCAATGCCTTTCCGCGTTACCAAGAATGGTACAAGTGTAACCAAGAAGGAAACAGACATCGCCAAAAACACCATGTGGTTTGAGACCGAGCGATACCATACGACGACCAGAGCGTCTGTGCCCATGCCGAGTCCGAAGAAACCGGCAAGGCTGGCTATCCGTCGGCGTAAGCGGAGGCTCATCAGCCCTCCTGGTCATGGAATAATTCCCCTTTTCTTCCATGATTCAGCAACAATCTCGTCGAACTTTTCTTGAATCGTCCAGAATTTATCTGACACGCTTTCGTATCGAATGACTAATTCATCTGGAATTTCCATGACTTGTTCGGGATGAGATATCAAATGATTTTCATCTGTATCAAGTCCATGTACCGGATAAATTTCCTCATCAGTGATAATGGCTTTCATCTAATCCGCCCTCCTGGTCATTTGGCCCTCGCCAATATCTTTTTCCAAACGGGCTCGAACTCGCACATCTCCTCCCCTGTTCGTGGTAATCGGAGATACTGGCGATCTTCCCCATCCCAAAGATGTTCCTTAATTTTCGCGCAATGATGACACCGTTTGGCCGAATAGTGGACACCAGCAATCAATTCGGTACTCAAAGTCTCATCCCATTGATGAATCCCAATAAGACACGGGAATCTCATTCTTTTACCTCCCTCCCGGTCATTTGTTCTTCCTGATGACTACGATATGATCTGCGGAAGGCTTGCCGCATAGCTTGCACACCTTGCCCTTGAGATGAATCGGAAAATCCATCGATTCCAACAATGATTCCCCTTTCCCAATGAGGGCGAGCTCGGGATCCCCTGGACAATAGATACGACCTTGGGGCTTAGCCTTTTTTGTCACATACGCCTCTTATACCATCGCCATACGACGACCATGCAGAACCAGAGCGCGAGCAGGCAACCGATGTTCACGGGCGAGAGTTGTAGCTTCAAGGCAAATTGGATGGCTAAGTATTCTTGAATAAGATTCATGGCAATCTTCCCTTGATCTCTTCGATGTCTTTTTCGATCCGCTCAAGCCGTTGTTCAATGACGGAAAGCCTGACCGAATGTTGCTCGCATCGCTCGGGGTTTGCGTCCAGCCCCTTTTCCTTGCTGAGTGCTCTTTCTTTCGCTTTCCAGTATGTCAAGAGAGCGAATGCTAGCGTGCCTAATATGATCCCGATGACCTCAGCAATTTTCAGAGTGAGTGCGAGATTCATTTGGCCGCCCCTTTCAGCGCGTCAACTGCTACCTTCGCGCCCAATCCCAGAATCACAAGTTTCTCGATGTTGGAACCGATACGCGCCCACCGGAGCTTCCGCTCAGACGCCTTCCAGCCCTTCTCCGCCAGCATGCGCAGGCGTGTCTCGCCTTCGTATTTCTGCTTCCACATATCCCCGATCGTAACCTGAGCACTATACTTCGCGGACCAATCGGCGATGATGGCGTCCTTCTCTGCGATGACAGATTGCGCCAGAGTGAACTTCTCTGACCAGGCTTTGACCTGTTCTTTCAGGTTCGCAACCTGAGCGGGGAGATCGCCACTTGTTTCTAACTGTTTTAATTTTTGTCCAAGCGCCTCAAGATTCGCGTCCTTCCGGCCAATGGCGTTGGTCATGTGACCAATGACCTCATTCTTCTCGGCGATGAGTTTGTCCTTCTCCCCCACAATCGCGGTCATCTGAGCGATTTGTGTGGTAAGCGCTTTGCCGCTTACTCGTTCTTGAGTAAGCGCTTCCTCATACTTCCCGATGGCAATGGAGTACTTGTCGTGCAGGCGCAGGCCGTCGCAGACTGCTACGGTGAGCGCCAGGGCTAAGCCGAGCGCAATCCAGTAGACGGGCTTGACTTTCATGGCAATACTGCCTCATACGGAATCCTGAGCAGAAAAGGTTTGCTCACATCAGCCAAATCAAGGGTTAGGGTTT